CCACCACCCGAACCATGAAAGTATTTCATTTTATAGCTTTTTATTCTATGGTTATCATTGTATTTGAATACTATCCAACCACCATATCCTCCAGTATGAATATTAGATCCGGTTTTAAAATTCAACTCGGTCACTACCCTAAGCAAGGGGTCATGCTCGTTTCTTTTAATGAAGTTAGTTTCATGATTGCCATAACCCACAACTGCTATATGATGAGCATAAGGAGTAAGAAAATTTACAATATCTTCAACAATCAAGTCAACATATTGGCCTGAATTATACTCTGGCCTAATATCTTTTTTTGTTGATCGAGGATCCCATTTGCCTCCCATTAAACAAAGAAGATCACCCCCTAACAAAATAATCGCATTTCGATCTAAAGCTTGATCCAAATGCGATTTTAAAAGTTTTCTGTTGCAATGTTTATTGTCGAAGTGAGCGTCGCTAATTAACAGTACATCTCTTTTACCAGATAGGTTAATAAGATGAACATTTCTCTGTATTCTCCTTACATCTTGATTCATTTTATTTAAATCAAATATGATTTCGGTTTTGAACCGCAGTTTTTGAAACCACGCCACAAACTAAGCCAATAATCAATAGCTTTTCACCTATTGCATAAAATTGAGATAGTTCTGGGATAGCCATTAATCCTGCTCCAATCGCACCGAGAGTAATTCCGAAATAAATTAGTTTTTTAAAGTAGGAAGGAGTTTCTAAAACAAGCCTTCTTAATGTTTCCTTTGTGAAATTCATGATTTATAGTTTAATTGTTTGTTACCAACGTGCTTCAGTACCGCGACAATCATAATGCACAAAGCTGGGATAAACACCCACGCCGCCTTGCATCATTTTACCTTCTTTGATTAAATCCTTAATAATTTTAGCTAACTCATTCGGTGTGTACTTTGATGTCACCAAATCTGCCGCCTTTGCCAACTTATGCTGGCTTTTCGGACTGCCACCAATAGAGGCATTATAAGCCTCTGTACGATACGCAGAATTTAAAGTGATAGGAATATCAATAAAGTCCCTAAGTACTTGTAGCTGGTCAGCTAATAGCCTCACATTTGCTTCTAATGCTTCGGGGACTTTACTTCCATCCTTGCACTTAAACTCGCGGATGTGAAAGTTAGTAGTTAATTGTCCTGCACTCACTTTTTCTTGCTTAAGATGTTCTCAACAATCCCAATAATGAAGTCAATAATCTTGCGTTCCAACTTTGGAAAAACCACCTTTAAAACCCATCCCAAAACTCCTGGAACTGCTTTCTTAATTTCAGGCATGAGGTTTACTTTTACCTCGTTTTCGATAAATTCAATTTCTTCTGCTTTCATTTTATTTTATTGGTTGCTTTAATGTAATACCTAATGGCAAAAATTCCACTGATTATAGCGACCAGAGAAGCCAATAAAGTCACTATCGGTTGCACATTTGCAATACTTAGCATTGCGCCTGATACGGAAACTACGGTCGCCAAATCGGCGTTATTATTTGTCATCTTTAATCTGAGGTTGTAATTGTTTAACTAATTCTGCAGCTACTGCTTTCACTTGAATGTGCGGTGCAGTTGATTCCTCAATGACTGCCAATACTGCATTCCATTCAATCGCAGTTAATTGTACTGTTAACTTTTTCGATTCGGGTTGTACTTCTTCTTTCATAGGGTTGATTTTTTGTCAAATATGCTTAATTATTGGGTTGTTTTTCTGTCAAGGCTTATCCTCTAAAACTTTAATACGTGCTTCTAATTCCTGAATAGCCTGAATAGCTAATGATAATAATGCTCTGTCTGATAGTCCGTAAGACTTCTCACCATCTATTATTTTTGGAACAAATTCTCCTTCATTATTATAACTTCCTTGCGTGGGTGCAAATTCCTCACCTAATGCAGAATGAACTTGGTCTGCTAATAACCCAAATTGTTTTACACTTTCTGCATTTTTACCATAACCACTATTAGTATTATAATTCCAATAAACCGGCTTTGGTATTTCTGAAATAGCTTCAGATGCCGAACCTATATACTCACCTTCAATATCTTTAGCTTTACTATCAGAAACAACACTCAAAACCCCTGCCGTAGCTTGAACTGCGCCAGTACCTAAACCATTAATAGTAACTACTCCAGATGTATCAATTTGTAATCTTGATGCATTTGCAGTACCTAAATAAAGATTCGAAGCATCAGCAGATATGTATTGATTTGATATGGAATTAAATGCTAATGATTTATTATAAGGCAATATTACATCGCCAGTAAACGTAGCTACTCCAGCTGATGAAATAGTCAATCTTCTATTATTACCGCCCGTTGCAACAACAAAATCAGCTTCACTTCTAAATATAAAATCACTTGCATTTGCGCCAGTTAATATACCAGTACCATTACCAATATAACCAACCAATGTAGAAGTATTGTAATACCACTCTGTATACATTGTAGTTGCAGAAGTAGATTTTAATATTAATGGAGTTATTGATGCGGTAAACGTAGCACTTGTACCACTTAAGCCTCCAAAGAAAGTAATATTAGCACTACCACCAGCACCAAAAACAGCAACTTGTGTACCACTATTTGCATTGATACTTAATCCTGCACTTGTTGCAGCTTTTACTTGCGGCGTAATTAAAATACCACTAAAAGTTGCATTACCAGTTGATCTCGTGATTGTGAAAGGCGTATCAATCAATGCACCAGCATCTGAGTATCTTCTGATAAAGAAATCAGCACCAACGTTAGATCCTGATTCTGTTCCGCTTACCTCTAAGTTTATTCGATTGGAATTATCTGAACGAAAACTTAAACTTTTTGCAACAGATACGTTTGCATCCAAGTTTGCAATTAGCGCAGTTGCGCCACCATCTAAATGTAGCTTTGTAGTTGGATTTGCAATCCCGATTCCAAACTCACCAGTTTGCAGTAGGGTAATTAATTCTGCAGAATTTGCCTCGCTAAAAATTCTAAACCTATGATCAGACTGCACATTACCAACCGACCATTTATTTGTCCCTGCACTTGCGAATCCTAAAAATCCGTTGTTTGTTGATGTTCCGTTTATCCTTCCAATAATCCCAGATCCGAAAACATCAAGCGGCGTAGTTGGCGCATTAGTTCCGATTCCTAACCTATTGTTAGTGTCATCATAAAACAAGTTAGCATTGTCCTGAATTAATGCACCCGAAGCACCGATAAATGGCACAGATCCCAAAGTTAATGCAGTTGTGATTGTTAAGGTTGCAATCGAACCAACTAAAGTAATTGTACCATCAAATCCATTTGCATCACTAAATACTAAGGAGTTTATAATGTTTGGCGATAATTCAACATAAGCACTACCATTCCAACGATATAATACGTTGGTATCTAAAGCTATGTAAATCGTATCCGCAACGCCAACCAAAGGAAAAGCCGCAAGATTTGCGTATTCCTCAACAGTTCCGGTAAATAAAGAAGCCATTTGTGATAGCGTAATCTTTTTACTTATGCCGGTCGTCGGATCTCCTATTATTGTCAAGTCATCCAGCGCTGGAGATAATTCAGTTGCTAATTGGTTTATTTTTTTCGATTCCATTAAAATTGATAATTAGAAGGTACTTGACATCTATCATTTAAAAACGGCACAGTTAAGGTAGTATCTAACTTAACACCAGCTAATAAATCGGGATCACTTTCTGTAAAAAAACTTAAAGGCATATTTTGCGAAGGCGTCCAGGTTACGATTGAATAATCCTCTGGGTATCTCAACTGTGCAACAATATCCCCGGATACTTGTGTCATGTCGGATAAAACTTCCGTTTCGTTTGTTTCTTCCATCAGCATCCGATCCATAAAGTAAAGACTAAATGAATATGCTATTTCTTTAGGCCCTACTGTTGCACCAGTCAAAGTAAAAAACATAGCAGGGTAAGTGACCTCACCATTGCTTAACCTTTCCCACACATCACCGAAATAAACAAAATTAATTTGTTCGTGATCGTTTCCCAGTTTGGTTAACTCTTTTACTATCTGATTTAACGTCATTTTTTTTAGATTTTTCTAAATAAACTTTTAGCTTATTTTGATTTTTGAAATTTACTTCCTTGCTCATTTAACAACATCCTATATTTCCCTGATATTTTTCTGAAAAAGTTTTGCGCCGTTTATGATCGTCCGTATAGTCATCATTGCAGCAAGCATCTCCCAGATACATGCTGACTGTATAACCTTCATTATCAGGTTTGATTGAATCAATTCCTGAACCAAAATTTAGATAATTAGGATACAAAGCATTATTCTGCTTTAGGTATTTAATCAATCTTTGCTTATAAAATTCCGCCCTTGCTTTATATCTATTTGCAACATCAATCATGTCTTGCATTGAAGGAGATTCCTGATTTTCGCCAGTCTTGCGTAAAAGTCCTTTATTGTAAAACTGAAATGATAAACCCTGCGGCAATTCAGACATCACAAAGTAAATAAGACAATCAACTATGTAGTCATCCAGTAAAGTTGTTTGAAGCTGCGTATAAGTAGCTGCCTCGACCGCAGTTTGTAATTCGTTGTATAAAGCCGAACCCAACGCCGGGAGAATATACATGTCCTGAGCAGTCTTAATCTCAGGCAGTACCAATTTCTCGTCTACGTTTGCATGTAACCCAGTTCTATCTTTGATTGATTGAACGGAAATAAATAATGTATTCTTGCTCATCTTCTTGTTACTATATTAGATACCCATTGATGTCTGCAACTTGGACTGTGCTTCTCGGTTCCTGGTTCTGTATACCAACCGCCCCGACGATCCCATACAGAATACCCTAATCTTGCGCTTAGGCTTTCAATCTCTGAACGTGAATACATCTTATCGGCTTCCAACAAAGCCACACAAAACGGCCTGCTTGTTTTCTTATCCCGGTTATTAAATCCTTTTTTCCATTCGTAAGAATATCTTATTAAAATCTCTTTTGTTTGCGGCTTGACCTTCATCAAAATATCTGCCAGCGGCTCTGTTAATATATGCTCTGTGATCGTGTTTTGATCAATGCCCTCTCCGATAACATACTCATTCACTTGCACGTATCCGTTATCAACAAGCGATTTAATCACCAAATTAATCGTATCAACGCTTTGATCTAAGGTTGTTGCTAATACCTCTGGAGTAATGCGCTTATCTTTAGACATTAAGTCCAAAACATTCGCTTGTAACTGATTTACTTCTGCAAACATTTGATTCTCTGAATCATCGTCAAACCTTTCCTTTTGCTTCCAAATATTGAAACCTTCCTTTGCTTCGCCAAACTCAAAAAATGCGCTGAAATCGTCTGAAAATTGCGCTGGTTGCACTACTGGCTCATACTTTGAAATATCAATTCCAGCCTTTTCTAATAACCATTCTTTAGGTGCAATGTCTTTAAGTAAATTTTCGCTGAAGTCAAAACCGATCGGTTCAGTCGGGATGATGCTTAAATCAGGTTCTTCAATGCCACGATATTTAAATAGCATATTGAAAACACTTTCTAAGTGCATCTGCTTACTATTTACATAAGTATTTTTAAAAATCTCGTAGCCATCTCGCATCTCTGAACGTGAACCCAACTTCCCAGCCTCGGCAATACCAAAAATGGAAGGAGTTGTGATCTGATGACCGCTGAAAATATTAGTTTGAATCAATGAATCTACTCTGCCGAAATCTTCCTTAGTAATATCCGAAGTCCCAAGATCATCAACGATTGGCTTTCTTGCGCTATCGTTTACGAACGCTAAAATGAATTTCTTACCATCAGATCCCGAAAATCTGTTTGTGAACCTTTTTTCAATGTTACGCTTTTCCTCATCTGAAGGCTCTCCGTTTGGTAAAGTAATTAGTTTACTTGCAGAGAATCCAGTCTGAGCATTTCCCAAAACGTGCTTAGAGATTTCAATGTCTGATTCAATATAATTAAGCGCACCGAAGTAACCCGGCAATGAATAAAAACCCATGTTTGGGCGATATTCCTTGACATAAAGGATTTGTTTTCCTTTTGGAATAGCTGGATTAAATGCTGGATAAACTTGCGGCTTTTCAAGACGATCAGTCCATTCCTCTTTGTACCAGAATTGTGTATTGTCCTTGTTAGTTCTGATTTTGGTATAATCGCAATGCCAAATCTCTGATAACTGCCCGGTAGCTGAAAAGATAATTTCTAAATAATAACCGCCGAATAATTCCGCATCCAAAGAAACCTTTCGGGTTAAATCATTAAGGCTTTCCATCCGATTGACTTTCTCAATAAATGGCTCTGCTGCTTCGCTACCTTTCCAGCCATTTGCTGAAATATAATGCACCTTGCTTTTTATGATAGCATTATGCTTGGCAGACTTATTGAAAAGGTCAACTAAATAATTCGGGTAATCGTTACGATCTCCGTATTGAATATAACCTTCGCCTTTCTTTTCTTTAAATTCTGGTTGCCTTGCCTCCGCAAATGTGACTACTCTTAGATCCATTTATTGTCTGATTTTGTAAGTATCTGTTGTTGTATATTCTGTGAACTCAAAAGCAGTTCCGACTAATTCCATAATCCCTGATTCAAGCATATTTAATCCGGCAGGGTTTAGGTTGCTTGTGCTTGCTTGCTCATAAATTTGATAATCATATTGACCATTTAAAGCATTCGCAAAATTAGTATTTGTAACAAAGCTAAACTCATTGTACCGATCCTTGTAAACGCTTAAATCGGTATTGTTTAACCTCACAAATTTAATCTCTGTATTTGCGCTTCTATTTGTGAACACAAATAAGTAATTCGGGTTAGTCAATAACTGTTTTTCAGTTAATGTCAATATGACTAAATGTGTTTGTCCTTTGGTTAACCTGATCATATAACACTAAATAGCAAAGTGATGTAAATTTTACAAAATAAAAAAACCGCTGACCATTACGATCAGCGGCTCACCTAAACCTACTATGAAAAATTATACTCCTGGAGTTTCTAAAGCATTGTAAACAGTTGAAGTTACGCTTGGTGCTAATGCTGGTTCAGAACCAGTAAAAGTCAAAGTAAATCCGCTTCTATCTCCTTGTGCAGTTCCGGTTGAAGCTGCATTTGCAGTCATATCAATACCTCTGGTTTTACCTAAGTACCAATATATTCCGTTGCTATCTTTTGCAACCGC